AGAAGATCCCGACGTGGAACTTGTAGCTCTGGCCGAGGCCTTAAAGGTCAGAGTGATCAGTAAGGGGCCGCCGCTCACATATTTCTGCCTGAAACCAATGCAGAGATTCATGTGGCGTACCCTGAAGAATCATCCCACGTTCCGACTCATTGGAGAGTATGCGTCGCCTCAGATCCTGAACGAAGTGATCGGGGCACAGTTGGCGGATGGCCTGTCTTACCTCTCTGGTGACTACAAGGCGGCCACGGACAATTTGCGCGGAGAACTCACTGAAGCCGTGTGGCTGGAGATCTGTAAGGTATGCGACGTACCTGCGGCTCTGGCTACATTGGGACTGAGGGCCCTGACAGGTCACACGCTACATCATACCAAGCTTGGCACGGCCGAGCAGCGTGCTGGTCAGTTGATGGGCTCCATCCTCTCGTTTCCCGTCTTGTGCATCGTGAATGCGGCAGTGTGCCGCAAAGCGATCTCCCATTCACTTGGGCACAAGAGACTGCCGCTTGCAGTCCGACAGAAATCCCCACATGGTTCCGGCTTGCCGCATGCTTGGATGAGAATTCTGCCGTTGTTGATCAATGGAGACGATTGTTTGTTCCCGATCAGTGAGAGCGGAAGGCGCTCGTGGAGGCTTGTGAGTGGCATGGCAGGGTTGGAAGAGTCCCTGGGGAAATGCTACTACTCCAAATGGTTGGCCCAAATCAATTCTGCGTCGTTCTGGCGCATTGATGGTGCTGATGCTGCTCCTCAGCCCGCTCACTTCGAGCTGGTGGGGTACGTCAACTTGGGGCTGATGAATGGGGTCAAGCGCTCCGAAGGTGGTGTCAGGAAAGGCCAGAAGACAGAGGTGGTGTCAGCGTCAGCGTTCAGCGGCAAGCCGCAGAACGAGACCTACACTCAGACGCAACTGCAGCACGCTGCGGGTTTGCCGTCATGTCATTCTGAGCTCCTGAGGATGTCACCCGACTGGATGGACAAGGCTGTGTTGACAACGCGTTTTATCAGAGCGAATCACGATTTGCTTTCGATCTACACTGCGCACAACATGCCATGGTTCGTCCCCGCCCATTTTGGCGGTGTTGGTCTCACTCCTGTTCCAGGGAGCCAACATGTCCCGTCCCGGGAGGATTTGCGAACTGTTGCTGCGATGATGTATCGCACACACCCACAGATCCCTCCTCCGATACCGTTGAGAGAGGCCGCTGCACTGCGGCTCCATGAAATTACGTCAATCTACATGGATGATCTGGTAACACCCAATACCAGTTACTCTCTCGAATCCCAAGACCCATATGATCTGCGTCCCCTTTACCTTTGGACGGTCTTCATGATGCCCGAAATGGTGGCCGATTGTTTGTCCCAGTACGATAGTGACAACATTTTCGACCTCCTCGGTGCTCTGAAGCGCAATCAGAGGGTCTGGCGGCAGTACCACAATCGCGTTGGTCTACTGCCTCCTCCTGTAACAGACTTCAGGAAGAGATACCTTTTGCATGATGTGTTGCTCACATAACACCATGTCTGCCGGCGTTGGCAGTTAGTTCTGATGACTATCCCAGGCATCACGAGTGTGTCCTAGTATTCGTTTCTTTGCAAGCAAAGCACTACGAACAACCCAGGGGCACCGGTG